GCCGAGCTTCGACTGACTGACTTGATCATCCTCGAAACCGCCTGCGCCCGGCGCGCGAATACCAATGCGGCCCTTCGTCTCTGATGGGTCGTCCTTACCGAAGATCGAGTAAAGCGCAATGCCAGCGGCAGCAATCCACCCGACCACGGGGACGGCCGCTAGCACAGCCGACGCAGCGCCCGCCATGAGCCCGCCAGCGCCTCCCAGCGCCGACAACGTTGCGGCAGTACCCGCCATTCCGAAGCCCGCTGTCTGAGCCGCTAATGCTGCCGCCTGTGCAGCCCCCGCACCGCCGAAGGAAGAGAACAGTCCAGCCGCTGCCGACGACCCCAAGCCTCCAAGCGCACCACCTAGAATATCACCGAGCCCACCACCACCGCCAGCGAGCTGAGACAAGAGTCCTCCGCCTCCGCCTCCGCCCGTAAGCTGGGACGCGATACCCGCCAGCCCACCACCACCCTGACTAGAAAGAACCCCCGTCAGACTGACGACGATCTCCTGCGCCGCTATCTTCGCCAGCGCCGACAGTGCCCACGACTTGAAGTCCTCCCACAACCGCTTGAATGCAGATGAGCCATTCTGGGCGAAGTCTTCGATGAACTCCGCACCACGGTTAGTGATGCCTTCGAAAAGATTAGCCCAACCCGCCTGTTGCTGCTCCAGAAAGACTTGCTGCGATTCCATGCTGGCTTTAAGCGCGAGGTTCGCTTCCAACCGCTTCTTCGCCGCCTCTCCAGCCTGAATGATAGCGACGCCCTGCTGTGCAAAATAATCATCGCCAAGCGCATTCAGTTGCCGCTGAACTTCAAGATCGATCTGACGGAGCGCTATCAACCGCTCCTGCTCGACAGCGGTCTTACCGATCAGCGTGATCTGGAACGTTATTTCTTCGTTCTCTGCCTGTAGCCCTTCGACAAATGAATCCATCGCAAGGCGTATTTTCTCACTCGCCTGGAACTGCGCCTCATTATTGCGGCGTATAGTTTCGCCAAGGCGTTCCTGCGCTTCTACCTGCGCCTTATAGGCTTCCACAAGACGCCACACTCCAGCCGCATTTTCCGCCTGCCGTTTAATCGTTTCTTGCTGACTGCTATTGAACGTCGCCCACTCTGGCGATCCCATGAGGTCGGCCAGTCTCTTCATGGATGGCGCAACTTGTTCACTTACCGACCGACCTAGATTTTCTGCCTGTGCTTCCACATCGCGCAGCGTCTTCTGCATAGACGTCAACGCCTGCGCGTACTTGTCTGCACCACCAGCCCCGGCAGCAAACCGCACAGCAGCCGTGGCGGTCGCTTTCGATGTCGCTTCCATCAGCGGTGGCAGTTCCCGCGTCACCTTAGCGAGTTCCTTGTTCTCCGCTGTCAACATCGCCGCCGCCTTCGCGGCTGATGGATCAATCATTCCAGCGAACTGCTGCGGCTTACCTCCTAGCGCGACCTTAGTAACATCAAGCGCCGACGAATTCTTCCACCACGTTTGGAAATTCTCGACCGCTTGCTTCAAAAACGCAAGCTCACCAACGGTCTCGCGATTCGTCTCCTTGATAGATTCCAGGAACCCCTCGAGCGGTCCTTTGCCAGACGGCTCGAGATTAGCGATAGCTTCACCGAGCGATTCGAACGAACGAATAACCTCCATGATTTGCGGGATCAATGGAAGTATTGCATCCCTCGTCAACTTGTTGATGCGTTCTTGCAACAGCCCAATTTGGATTTGAAGATCTTCCGCACGCTGGGCTTGCTCGGCTGTCGTTACGCTGATTTCACCTGACAGCCTCACGTAATCATTCATGAACGGGATTAGCGACGCACCTGACTTACCGAGCAACTGCATCATGGTCGCAGACTTACCAGCCCCGTCGCTGAAGTTCTGCTGATTGCGGGCTAGCTCATCCATCACCTCTCCGGAATTGCGGAGGTTTCCGGATGCGTCCTTAATGTTAATGCCGAACGCCGCGAACGCTCGCGCCGCCTTGCTACCATCATCCTGCGCTTCTACGAGCGCTTTGGATAATTTCGACATGGAGCTCTCGATCGCCCCAAGGTCCTGACCGGTGACGCGCGCAACACCAGCAAACTTGGACAGCGACTCAACACTAGCACCAGTCTTTTCAGCTAAGTCGTCAAGGCTTGCCGCCGCGCGAATAACGCCAGTCACCATTTCAGTGATGGCGCTGATACTGAATGCCCCAGCTAGTCCACCGATGAATCCGCCAGCGAAGTTACGCCCAACATCGTTGAGCATCGTCAGTTGACGAGCTGCGTTGTTGACGGAACTCGATAGACGCGACATCCCCTCAACGGCTTGCGCAATGTTCGCGCTTACGTTGATAGAGAGATCGGCAACGGACGTAGCCATCGACTATTCCTTCACTCGTGCACCTGACTTGCGGAACAGCCAAGCCATTAACGCCGGATCCATCTTAGCACCACTACCACCATCCGCAGCATTCCGCGCCGCTGCTGCGGCTTCATCTGCCTTGGCAAACAGCATGAAGTCTTTGATCTCAAACGCCTGAGGGTGTTTATTCACATCGCGGTTGCTATTCGCAAGGATCGCGGCAATCTGCGCCGACCGTGCATCAGCCCGCCACTCACCCCACGGTTCCGTTTCGTAGTAAGAGCCCCATCCGACCAACTCGCGGTAGGTGATCGAGTCGAGCAGTTCGTCGACCGTACGCCCAAGTGCCAAGGCAAGACGGAAGAGGAACCGCTCGCCCGGCTCTAGGACTTTTTTTCGGTCAACTCCTTAAGACCAATCTTCTGCTGCACAAGTTCAGACACCTTGTGCATTGCCGACAGCCGCATATCGAGCAGGTCGTCGACCTCGGCTTCGCTGATCGCAGAACCATCCTGGTGGACGACGTAGCGCGAGAACAGTTCCTTGGCGTTGTCGACCGCAGAGGCGTCCTTCCGCTGCTTCGCCGCAGCTTGCAAAATCTCGCGGCCCGACGGCTCGCGAACGTAGAACGTGAATTTCTCATCCCCCTCTTCAATTTCGCAGGGGTGCACTTTGGGCTTGAACATTTGAAACTCCTCGGACGAATGGGCGAGCTATCCCGTCCGCCCGAGGAACCGCTCCGGGCTTACAGGACTCCTACGTACACCACACCACCGCTCGTTTGCAGCGTGATGTTCAACGACACCTTGGCGTCGACCGCGTCGGCCAGTGACCAACGAGTCACGATGCCATCGAAGTCAAACGTATGGAACGTGGTACGCGTCGAATCCGTTGGAATCTGGATTCGGAACGGTTGCGGATCTGCCGACGCATTGAACAGATCGAACATCTCCATCTGCACGGTCTCGGCTGTGAAGTTACACGCCAGCGTGATCGTGCCGTTGTCAGCAAGTCCCGGCAAGTACTCCTTCCGAGTTGAGCCGAGATGCGAAACGTCGATGAGGTTCAGCGTGCCATCCGGCCCGCCGATCGACGTGACTTCTTCGATCTCGGCGTACACGAGTGGCGACGGGTCGGGTGATGCAGAAATGTCTGCCCACAGAATCTTACTTCCCTGACTATTGATGGCCATGTCGGCTCCTCAGAAATGACTGGGGAAGCGGCGACCATCTGCGGGGCATTACTGCGCGGCAGATAAGCGTGCCCAGATTCGGTACTGCGGTGCGACGAACGTGCAGCCTTATGCGGCGGGGCGTTCGTCGCTATCAGTTTTCTTGCGGTCCTCCAGATAACGTTTCCACGCGTTCAGAACCATCTGCAACGCGCGGATAATGACCTCGTGCAACAGCGCCTCGTGCGGTCTCATGTTTCGTAATGCACCGAGAACTCGAGCGAAGCTCGATACAACTCAGGATCTGGCTCGTACGTCGGCGCACCAGAAATATCAACGCGACCAACGGTAAAATCTTCTGCGGCGAGCATCTGCGTTTTCGCTATCGCCATCGTTTGTGCCGCGCCCAGCCGCGTCCGCGCCCACGCATCGACCTGAACTAGTCGCCGCGCAGTACCGGCATCGCCGTTCAGATGAATATCGTCTTCACCGGCCACGATGATGTAAGTCACCAGCGGATAAGTAGGATACTGCGGCATGAGATCAGGATATGCGCGCAGCGGGGCCGGGCTGCCCGCAGTCAGAGCGGTAAAAACCTTTTCTTCGATTGTCATTGCTTCTTCGCCGCGTCTTCAACGCCCTTGGCCATCCGCATCCTGAACGCTTCAATAGCCTTGTCCACGTTAGAGCCAAACGCAGGTCGCATGAATGGCTGAGCCCGCATCTTCGACGTTCCGTACTCAATAAACCTTCCGTAGAACGCTGGCCCTTCTACTTCGAAGCGTTTACCTACACGACGATTACGACGATTCGCTGACGTGTTGCCGTACTTTTGCTTCACTGCCTTGATCCTAACGCCGTACTTTACAACGAACCGACCTTCGGTCGATCTGCGCTTGTTGACAATGATATTAGCCTTCAGCAATCCCGTACGAACAGGTGCCGCCATCCGTACCGCATCACGAAACACCACCGCTGCCGCCCGCGTTGCGTTACGTTGCTCGTTCGCGGCGACTTTAGGGCCAAACTCCTGAAGACGCTTCTGCAGTTCAGAAAAACCTACGAGCTTGATTTCCATCAGAACGCCTCGGCTAATGTCATCATCGGAAACGACTTCAGTGCACTGTTCGGCGTACAGTTGATTATCTCAGCACCACGCTCACGGGCGGCATCGCCCAGCGCAGGGAACCGCGCTATCCAATCGCGACGCAACCCGCCAACATTGTCGCCATGCCAGTGCCCACCATTCATGTCGAATCCAGTCAGCAGCACGCGCGCAGCCCCGGTGTGGATGGCGCAATGCACCGCTTGATATCCACTGTTGTTACCCGTCCTTACACACGTAGGATCCGGATCGAAGCCATCTATCCCGGTATTCTTCAACCGCTTGACCTCAGGCGAATTCGCCTCAATGGTCATCTTTATTCCTGGAAACCGTATCGCGTCAGGGTGTGACTTCCACCAGCGCCAGTCAGCCGCGTAAAGCATCCACGCCCACGGGGCAAGGCGGAACGTAGTATTCACAACGATCGCCGGATGTCCAGAGTCGCGAACACTAGCGGCAACCTCACGGCTCATGCTAGGACCGCTTGCCATGACGACGACAGTGCCTCCAGGAAAGGCACGGGGGACAGCAGATGTCATTCCGGCGGCCCTTCCTCGCAAAGCAATTCAACATCGCGGTTACGTTCTTTTACGTTACTGTGCCCAAGAATCTGAAATACACGTTCACCGAATAGCACACGCCACGATGCATTGAGTAGATCTAGTGCCGGTGTATAGCGCACAACGATTCGATGCGTAGCCGTCGCCAATCGCTGCGCCTCTACAAATCGTTCGCGTGCCGAAAGTTGCTCGATAGATGCCAGCAACGTGATGACCGTCTCGAACCCAGAAATCACTTGCCCGGCGCTATCCTGTACTTCCGCGGCCGGTTCCTGAATGTCGATGCGATGCTTTAGTTCGCCGGCTCGCATACATCCTCAAAGGGGTAGCACCGCAGAGCGCTGTTAGGAGTGCGGTTGATGATTGTCACGCCAGCCGGTATCGGATACGCTGCGAACTGCGCCTTGAAGACGTCGAAGCGGCGCGGCAGCGTATTCGCAAGACCGACGTGCGGCCCGAAGTAATGTGCTCCGTTATCCGCCGACATGTCGAAACCGTACAACTCCACACGCTTCGCAAAGAAAATCCTGATTGCCACATGGACGCCAAGCAACCCTGAATTCGTTGCGCTCTTAACTAGACTCGACAATAGCCGCTCAACACCTCGCGACGGCGGGCACACGCTGAACCGTCTACCGACAAATTGTAGCGCATCAGGATTCGCTTTCCACCATGCCGCATCTGTCGCCACCAGTGCATCCGCGTCGGGCGCCAGCCGGAACGCATCATTCACCACAATGCGCCGCATGTGGCGCACGCTGTCAGCGACAGCTTGGCTCATAGACGGCCCCGTCGCTAATACGGCAAACGTAATCATAGACAAGGCGGATCACGAAACCGAGCAAGCAAGCTGGCAACCGCAGGCGATAGCGGATCGCCGTTCATGCCCTCGCGGTCGGCATCGAGCCTCGCGATAACCACAAGCGTCGCCCGCCGCACAGGTCCAGGAATGATCGAGATACCAGTCGGTATTTCATCACCATTCGAATCAAGTAGCGGATCCCCGTTCGAGTCGAGCGCGACTGCTGGTAGTGGGTCGCCATTAGAATCGGTCAACGGTAGCCCACCGGAATCTGTCCAGCCATCGTACTTGAGCGAATCGTAACCGATGTAGTCCATGACGATCTGCGAAGCATCGACAATCAGCCGTTCGATATACGCATCATCTGCGTCGTGCAATATCGACAATTGATCTTTCGCGTCCTGCACAGACACGAGGCGAAATAGAACTGCGGCGGTCATTGGCGTTCACTCAGTTCGTCGGGGCTCGCTGTCCGGCCGCCATCGGACGAATGCAGCCACGCCAGGATTATTGCAAGAATCATTTCATCTTCCTCGATTATCCGCTGTGTTCTAGATGTTGGAAAGATGCGCCCGAATCCTCTTGGCGGAACGTCGTCACCAGGAAGCCGTCCAACAGCATCACCGCGAGCGACCGCAATACCAAGAACAGCGGATGTAGAAACCCAAGGCGCGACCGACGAGCCAACACCAACAGACGCACCATCTGCTGATGCAAGACTCTGCCGTTGTCCTACAACAATGGCCCCGCTGTGCGATACACCAGTAGCCTCGGCAATAAGGGTGGAAGAATACTGTGCAGCCCCCTCAGCGCGGGCAACGGCAACACCAGCAGCCCCGGCAAGGCTAATTTGCTCCGCTACAGCCCCGCTAAGACCCGTGGCAAGGCCCACCCGGCTAAGTAGTGCCCACCTAGCCCCTACCGCGTCTGAGCGCCCCTGTGCCCCACCTACGGCCGCCGCAAGGCTTACCTGCGCCCCGGCTGCCCCTGCTACCCCTACCGCAACCCCTGCGCGGGCAATTAGGCTTGCCTGAGCCCCGGCTGCGTCACCGCGCCCAGCCGCAACAGCAGTGCGATCAGTGAGCGCATTGGATGCGCCAAGAACATCGGCGCGTCCAACCGACGTAGCCTGCGCATCAGCCATGCTGCGCTGTTGCGCGATCGCTTCGCCGCGTGCCTGTGCAACCGATCCTGCAGCGGCAAGACTCTGCTGCGACGCGACTGCTTCACCGACACCGCGCGCTACACCTGTCGCCTCGGCAACAATCGACGCGCTGTAGACTGCGACAGCTTCGCCTCGCGCCTGCGCAACAGCCGCACTGACCGCCGTGCTCTGCTGTGCCGCCAACGCATCAGCACGAGCTTGCGACGTTGCCGACGCTGCTGCACTACTCTGCTGTATCGCCAGCGCATCGCCACGAGCTTGCGATACCGCTGTTGCATCGCTATCGCTTTGCTGAACAGCGATGGCCCGAGCTGCACCATAAGCGACGCCCGCTACATCAGTGCTAGAAGAGTAAGCCGCTGCCGCTTCGCCGCGCCCAGCCGCAACGGCCGTCGCAGCCGCAAGACTCTCGCGAACCGCAACACCTTCACCGCGTCCCGCTGCGATAGCGGCTTGTGCCGCGTTGCTCTGTTGTGTCGCCAGCGCCTCACCGCGCGCCTGCGATGCTGCCGCTGCGTCGGCAGTGCTTTGCTGTACGGCAACGGCCCGAGCTACGCCAAACGCGACGCCCGTAGACTCTGCGACGACGCTCGCAGCGTAGACCGCCGTCGCTTCACCGCGCCCAGCCGCTACAGCCGACGACGCTGCAAGACTGGCGCTCGCTGCGACACCTTCACTACGCCCCGCTGCGGTGGCTGCTGATTCTGCAAGGCTCGCACTTTCTGCGACAGCTTCACCACGTCCGGCTGCGATCGCAACTTGCGCCGCCGCACTCTGCCGAACTGCGGTAGCCTCTCCGCGCGCCGACGCAACACCTGCCTGATCAGCAAGCGACTGACGAACTGCGGTAACCTCGCCACGTCCGGCTGCGGTGGCTGCTGACGCTGCAAAGCTCGTGCTTGCCGCAACAACTTCGCCGCGTCCCGCCGCTACCGCAGCCTGTGCCGCTGCGCTCTGCTGAGTTGCGGCTACTTCGCCCCGCGCTGACGCAACACCCGCCTGATTGGCAAGCGACTGCTGCGTGGCAACCGATTCACCACGTCCGACGGCAACTGCGGCGACACTTATCGCGCTCTGGCTTGCAGCAACAGCCTCGCCACGAGCAGCCGACACCGCAGCGCTCGCTGCCAGCGGCGCACCAACGGCTTGAGCTATGCCTCGCGCAACTGCGACGGCGGTCTGCGCTGCCGTGCTTTGTTGCGTCGCGACTGCTTCGCCACGACCTAGCGATCGACCGGCCGCGGAAACGAACGTCTCGCCCGTCGCCTCCGGGATTTCAAACTCGACCCACGAGACTTCGATGCGGTAAGGTTGCTTGACC